GTCTTCCCTTCGTTCGTACCTCTTCGGCCGATATGGGGATAGTCACAGGAAACGCACGCGCCCCGCTTCGTCTATCACATATCTCTTCGGCTCGTCACTCTGACCATGCCTTGCCTTGTGACATTCACGGCACAGTGCCACCAGATTGTTTTCATTCAGTGTCACGCTTGGATCCATGATGTTCTGCGGATTCAATGGAGTGATGTGGTGCACTTCCTCCGCCGGTGTCTGCTTGCCCTTGGCCAGGCAGTCCTGGCATAACCATTGATCCCTCTTCATGACATAGTCCCGCATGTGCTGCCATGCCTGGGATTTATAAAAGAACCTTGCCCATTCTTTCACGGTTCATCAGCCTTTCTCTGTACCATAGTTGGAACGCCTCGCACTGTGCGACCTTCTCGGTTCTGTCGCATATAGCACAGCACTCCACACATGGACAGGTAGACAGATCGGACAGATGCCGTAAGTGTTCATGCAGCTGTTCTTCGCTCATCCAACTGATGTCGATCGTGTCATCATCTAATGGTCCCATCCGCCGCTCCGTTCTTTTGATTATCAAAAAGCCAGAGCACTGTTAAAGGAGGCTTTTTCGTGCCTGCGTGCTGAATTGATTTGCGACAATATGGCTCTGACTTTTTGGCACGCACGAAAAAAAGCGAGCCTACCAACTCGCCTTTTTCACCTATAACATAATACTCCGGCTGCACGGTCCGTTACGGTCCGGTTCAGTCTATGATGCCGAAATACCGGTAAACCCTCTTCTTCGCTGTGTCAGATCCGTAATATCCAAGAACGTGCCGTGTCGTTGTTTCCCATGACATCCCATCGATGTAATGACAGATGATGATCCGTCTCAGTTCTGACTGTTCCAGGCTGCCATCAGACAGATCTGTATACAGCCAGTTCAGTATCTCTTCCACGATGTCGGCCAGCTGCTGCTGGATGCCGGTGATCTTGTCGTTGATCATGTCGATCCGGTGCACGGCCTGTGCTGTCGGATCTCCCGGAGTCGTACTGTGCGGCATTCCGTCCATGTTTGGTGAGTGAACAGGCCGGTACCATCTAAGTTTCATCTGTTCCAGCTCATCGATTTCATTCTGTAATTTCTTTACGGCTCTTAAGCGTGCAAGCGTGATGTCGGCCATTGTTCTCCTCTTATCCAGTCTATCAAGTAATTTCGTTCGTCAGAACAGAGACAGTTGGTAGTCCCTCTTCATGTAACAGCTCAGTTCGTTTATCATCCTGGCTTTTGTAACGCTCCTGAAGCCGATCTTTCTGTCGTCTTTGAACCACACTGTCATATAGTAATTGTCTGAGTAAATACTTCCGCTGATGTATATTGTCGGCTCTCCGTATTTATGGATGTCGAACGATCCTGCGAAGCCACAGTTGCACAGCGTTCTGAACTCCCCTTCAAACATAGACTCAAGTTCACTCTTTAACTGGTTCGCCTTTTGTACTGCTTTCTGCTTTTCCATAGACATGACCTCTGTGGCAATATCCTTCCGGACTGGTGTAGTGATGCCATATGTCGCACATATTTGTCCGCTTGCCATGATGTTCGCACTCTTTGCAACGAGTCAGTGGCTTGCCGAGTCCGTAGTATTCGTTGCTGAATATATTGTCATCTTGCCAGTATTTTTCTTCAATCGGTGCATCAAGTTTAACGATTACATGCGTTATCATTCTTCTTTCCTTTCCGCCTTCTCCACACTATTCTTTGTATTCTCTAAACAAACGCCACGCACACACAGCACCGACTACTACTAGAAAGAACAGTGCCAAGGATGCAGTAAGCAGTGCAAATTGTTCAACGGTCATTCTTCTTTCCTCTCGGCTTCCCAGTTGCATGGATTTTCCATCTGTAATTGACAAGCGACATAATCCAAGTCACCGATTTTTTCAATTTCTTGGAAAACGCATTTTCTGCATTGAGTTTTCTCACAATAATTCTTTATTGCTTCAACAGCCTTTATCGGTGGTCTACTCATTCTTCTTTCCTTTCTGCCCATGAACAGTAGTCTGTATAGTCTGGGCATCTGTCATGCACATCACAATGTGTCATCTGCACAAACTGGTTTTCAAAGTATTCAAAGTATATGCAGTCACAGCACCGAATCACTGGCACGGCATCGTTGAACTGCTCGACTGTTCTTTTATAAAGCCGAATGATTTCACGTTTAGACATTCGGTCAAGTTCTTCGTTAGGATATGGCTTCATTCTTCTTTCCTTTCTGCCCAACTGCAAAACTCATAGCCGTCAGTATCAAATCCACTCAAAAAGCACTCGTCTTCATTTTTGTCAAACCACTTGCAGTCCTTGCACCGTACCAGTTCATTCCAACCAGTCATTGTGACCACTGTTCCTTTTTTGTTTGGTTCACAATGAATAATCACATCACATGGAAATTTCATTCTTCTTTCCTTTCTGCCCACTCCATATTTTCTTTATCCCAATTCATTAAAAGAATTTCCAACGCTTCTGCGCTTTCAGCGTATCCGTAACTATTCCATTCACGAATTGTAGTAAGAATGTATTGGATCGGAACTGCATTTACGGTTGGTGCATCGTATATTCTACTGATAATCGCTTTGCACAGTTCAGCACCGCATACCGCTTCGGTACTCTTTTCTGTGAAAACAGATTTCAGCGCATCCGCATCGATTAGCCTAACCATTTAATCATCCCCCATGAGCCGACTGCCACAATTTGGGCAGTAGTTTGTGTTGTAGTCCGTAACTTGATTGCAGAATGGGCATGTATAGATCGTGCGTGGGAAGCCTTGTCCATCGTCCTGTAATTCTTCCATCCATCTGCCTGTCTGTCGCTTCTCATATCCTAACTGCTTTAAGTAAGCAAACAGGTATTCGTCATTTATCTTCAATTCCATTTATCACCTCTCTGATTTGCCTTTCAGTAGTTCCCATTTCAATAGCGATGTCTCTGATGCTCCAGTGAGCCTTGTGCAACGCTCCTACTTTGCCAGTGTCCAGTCTTTCCGCCTTCCATACTCCGGCATCTCTTAACTTGCCTCTGATATACTCGCCATTCTTGTATCCGTACATGTGCCCGATTTCGTCAGGCTCGTATCCCTGTTCATACAGTTCGATCATCGTATTGATCGGTATCCGTCCCTTGTACATCACAGCCATCCTATGATTTTCAGTTCATTCAGCATCTGCGCTTCCGTGACTTCCGGAAGATAGTTGTTCTGTCTGACTGCTGCACATAACATCCGCATCGGCATCTGCCCGGCCATGTATGCCCTGAAGCACTGCATGTCTGCGTGAGCCGCTTCCATGCTGTGTGCAAAGCATATCCGGTCCGGCGGGAATTTCTTCCACCGCTCGGCCTGTTCATCCCTGATCAGTTTCCTGGACATTGTAGACGCCTTCTTTCTTGAGATGGTTTATTACGGTCTGCTGTGAACAGCCGATCTCGTCAGAGATCTTCTTGATTGACCACTGCGCCTTGTACAGAGCCACGATCTTCCCGTGGTCGATCCGGACCGGGTCCTGCTTCGGTTCCAAGATCTGTTTCTTCTGCTTCAGCTGTTTTGCCTGCTTGGCTGGTTTTGGTTCCGGTACCGGTTCGGGTTCCGGCTCTTCCTGCATGATTACATAGCCATCGGCACCGTACAGATCGGAGACCATGGTGTCAGATTCCATCCGTACCAGCATGTAGACTGTTTCTTCTTCGATCACCGCATCGATCGCTTCTCTGAGCGATACGCCCAATAATTTCATTTCCATATCCTTTCATCAGAATGGCATGTCCGGATCGTCTATCACACACTGGATGTCCCTGAAGTAGTTCACGCCATGCTTAGCTTTCCATGGCTTCTTCCATTTCAGAGACCATCCGAACAGACGGTCCCAGAGCTGCCATTTTTCATATTTCGTCATTTTCTTTACCTAAGATGTATGTCACGGCATTTAGCCGCCGCAGGACATAGAGTTGTCACCGCTCTCGAAGCGGAGTGACAACCTATGTACAAGCGGCAGATCAGACATTTGTTTTGTCACACTTTATATAAGGGTTGTGACAAACAAAGTTGATGTTTTGTCATAACCCTATAGGTTGTGACAAACAAATTAGTATTTGCTCCAATATCCCTGTTTTTTGTCGACTTTCACCTTGTCATAACCGGCTTCACGGACATATTTGTTTATGGTCGTCCTGGCCGGCGGCTTGTTATGCTTTTCCCGGTATTTGTCCAACAGGTCCCTGATTGCAAAGCACGGCACGCCGTCATCAGAGATATATTCAGGGCACTGGCTGATCAGTTCTTCCAGTTCATTGTTTTGTTCCATCAGCTCGATCTTCGTTCGCTTGTTGTTCTCCCCTGTCAGGAAATCACAGTCTTCCAGTCTGCCGTCATAATCAACGACATGGATCGGCCAGACGAAGAACATATCGACCGGCTGGATGGCCTTGAACTCTCTTAGCGTTGATTCGACACGCCATGCGGACCAATCTTTTTCCTCTTCGATTTCCGGCGCCCAGTCCAGCTGTGTCATCGTCAAAATGGCATCTGGATCTCTTGCAAAGGTTCCGGCCCCCGATGCTCTGTCGATCTGAGCCTTGCCGGCTCCGGTGCCTTTGGCGAAGTGATGAGCGTAGATCACACTGGCCCCTGTCTCTTCGGCGATCTTGTCGAAGTTGGACACCATCCGGGCAACATCTCCGTTGCTGTTCTCATCGCCTTCCATGACCTTGTACAGCGGATCAATCATGACTGCTGCATATTCCTTGGAACGCATCCGGCTGATTATGATCGGTGCCAGTTCGCTCAGCGGCTTCCCCTTGCCTCGTAAGTTCCACATCTCAATGTTTTCGACATGATTGCCGGTGTCCATCTTCAGTGCTCTGTAAATGTCTTTAAAGCGATGGTAAAAGGAAGCCTCGTCCAGTTCCATGTTGATATACAGAACCTTGCCCTGTTTGCACTGGTGCCCCAGCCACTTGTGACCTTCTGCGATCTTGGCTGCCAGTTCCATCAATGCGAATGTCTTGCCCGCTTTCGATGTCGAAGCAATGATCATCTTGTGGCCCTGTCTTAGAATGCCCTCGATCAGTTCCGGCTTCAGCGGCGGCATGTTGTCCCAGATGTCTCTCAGATTGACGATGTCCGGCAGTCCGTCATTCTTCGCTGAAACCCATTCACGCCATTCCTGGAACGAGTCCATGCCGATGTGGGTCTTTATTAAGAACTGCTTGTGTTCGCCTCTGAGAACGCCCGGAAGACGGCTGAGACGTGAAGGATTGATATTTGCCTTGTCGATCTCCATGCCGGCCTCGTGCATGATGTTCCGGATGAAATTGAACTGGAACCGGTATTCCGCATCGGACCCGGCATTCACCGGTATGATGGCGTGGATCGACTTGGATCCGGAGTAAACCATGGCCAAAATCGGAATCTTTATCTTCTCCAGCTTCTCGATCTGCTCTTCCAGATCCAGGTTGTCGCACTCGATCAGAATGTTCCGGTAATTGGAAACGTTGGTGTCCTTGACCCCTCCGCCATCCAGCGGATTGATCCGGATCCATGCGCCGGCTGCCTTGTTATAAGTCCCGAAGACCTTCTCAATCGGTTCGCCGGATCTCAGCAGATCTATCAGTTCGCCTGCCGTGTGCGTATAGGCTCCATTGCCGGATGGGACATATTTTCCCTTTTCCGTCCTGGATGATTTCATCGTGTAACCGATCGTGTCGCCCGGCTCGAACACAGTTTCCAGATAGCGGATCAGATCCCTGGATGGATCCCACTTGTCAGGTTCTTTGAACTTAGGTTCTTTCAGATACTCAGAATCCCACGAAATCGTGGGACTGTATTTGTCGCCGGACATGTAGACGTTCAGCTTCGGCTCCGGAGACCACCCCCGGTCCTTGGCCATCTGCACGATGGTCCCACCGGTGACGTCATGCCTCCGGAACGAGTCCCACTTGTCTTCGAACTCGCCGGAATCGTATCGTTCGCCATCAGCAGCGGACCAGTTCTGCCATGTTTCCATCGGATAGCCCTCTTCCTTGAGCGCCATGCCGACATTGACCCAGTCCTGGTAACTGAGACCAGCCGGGTCGATATACTTAAGTAGTTCTTCTAAGTTATTCGTCTTCTCCATCAGACCACTCCATTCTGACTTCTACATGCGGATCTCCGTATTCTTTGCTTAGCATTGCCCACTGGATCTGAGCGTCATCGTAGTAAGCAATGCCGTTCAGGGCATCACATACGATCTTCATGATGTTGTCCAGGTCCGGCTTCTTCAGCGGGAACAGATGACCCATAGCAGCAGCCATCCGGTTCTTCTTCGTCATCGACTTGGGCATGGAATAATATGCTTTGATGGCGACATGGACCGGAATGTCCGGGTCTAATGGTACAAAGTCAGGATGTGTATCCCGGAAGCACACCTTGACCAGATTCTCGTAATTCGCCGTGTCGTGTGGTGTATAGGCATGGCCGGAGCGCCCCAGTCTGGGACGCCCCTTTCCTTTCGGCTCACCGGGAACGATGAACTGAATTACCATTCTGCGTCACTCCACGCCTTTTTCTTTGCCGGTGCTGCCTTCTTCTTCGGAGCCAGGAAGCGCTCGACATTGTTGTACAGATTGCCGTTGTATTCACGCTGTGTGGTCTTCACGAGACAGGTCTTTCCCGGCAGCTTGTCCCAGTCCGGGACGAATGTGCGCTGTCCGTCTTTCAGATCTCCAACAGATTTGAAGAATGCAGCGATCAGACCGGAGCACTCTTTGCATACATAGAAACGATTCGTCAGGAATGCTCTGCCCTTGTCTGTATCGACATGCAGATTGACGATGACCATGCCACATGGCGGAATCTTGGACGATCCGTTGTAATCGCCATAATCGACACTGTCGATGGTGAACTGATATTCTCCCGGTTCCAGCAGGACATATTCCTGTTCTTCTACTTCGAACTCGATTGCATACTTGTTATTAGCCATTATTTTTCCCTCCTGAGTTATGCTAATGGATCCCTTTTGGCGACTATTGCGCCGTAGATCTTGTTAATGTTTTCGATCAGATAATCGATAAAGTCCGGATCGTAGTCACTGATCGGTGTCTCAAATGGATAGATGCCTTTGTCGGCCACGACTCCTCTCAGCTCTTCGTCCTCGATACCCTTCGTGTTCAGAACGGTCTTGATCCGTCCATAGTCGGTCATTCCCATCAGCGGCGTATCATCGTCCACGATGTCGACATGCGGAGCGTTGATGTCCAGATACTTGCCGCCCGGCTCTTCGATCGGGTCTTCCTGGATCTGGACCGGACCGGACGGTTTCAAATCGTAATAGTCACGGATGTGGTCATCCACCAGTTTCAAGTCGTTCGGGATCAGATCCGTGTCGAACATGCCGACCGGAGACTTGACCGTATCCTGGCCGGAGTTCCGTGTGCTGAAGTGGTAACCGTCATCGTCCACGACAGTCTTCAAGACGATGGAAAACATGCCTTCCAGTGTCACCTTCTCGTCCAGCATCTTTCCGATCGTCTTAGCCTTGGTAGTGCTGCCGTCTGAAGATGTCTCTGTATGCTGCAGGAAGTAGACGATTGTCTCATCATCCAGCTTCCGGCAGTAATTGATCAGATCCCAGAAGTTCTGCCCGATCTCGGTGAACTTCTCATAGCCCTTCTCTCTGGCTCTGCGCATGAACTCGTTTGCCATCAGATACTGGGCATCATCGATGACTATGGATTTCCGGTCGGTCTTGTTCATAAACTTCCGGATGTCGGAATATGCGTCACTGTTCAGTGTGGTAAATCCTTTGGACCTGAATGGCAGCGGCTTTCCGATCACGTTGACCACCGCCAGTTCATCGGGTTTGAAATTTCTCAGGGAAGCGGATTTCCCGGTTCCGCTTTCGCCCAAAATCATTACAACGATAGCCATTATTTAATCCTCAGATACTCTCCTCTTTCTTCGATGTGGGCGAAGTCCAGGATCTCGCCGTCTTCCTCGATGGCTTCCCGGATCTTTGCCTTGTCCGGCTCATAGACGACCTTGCACCACTCGTGCGGCACTTCTCCATCAAGAACCAGCGGCTTCAGACCGCCCTTCTTGGCGATGCTGAAGGCGAATAACGGCGTGCTGACTTTCGGACGGCCTGTGGCCTGCATGGAATCCATGACGCCCTGTTTCAGCCGGTCTATGGCCTTCTGACGTGATTTCTTCAGTTCCATCAGTCTTTTGATCTCGGCATCGTAACCGGTGATGTCATTCTCGAAGTTCCGGATGATTCTGCCGTAGTTATCCAACTTCTGATCAAGCTCTTCGCCGACCGTCAGCATGTCGATCGGATACTCTTCATCACCGGCTTCCAGTACGGACTGGATCTGAAGGTATTTGCCGGTCAGTTCATACAGACTGCTCATAAGACCTCCAGCAGCTGGAGCGCTTCGATCAGTTCCGCCTTCTCGATATTGATGTTCTTGTAGCCATCATCTGATGGGAACGTGAAGTGGACGATTCCGTTCACCTCTGTGGATGCATACCAGACTTTCCTGGTGCCATACATATCAGCACAGGTGCCTCTGACCTGTTTGCCGGTGAGAACGCCTCTGACCGGCGGAATGTTGCTTTTTTCTTCACTTCTGAAGTTCATTTCTTATCTCCTCTTCTAAATCTCCCCACCCCGGGAGAACTTCGTCTGCGAACGCCTGCCGTTCCAGATCGGTCATGTTACGAAAACACTTGATCATGTACCGGCTGGCGACTGTGTTATATCCTCGTGTGCAGTCCGGACACAGCCAGCGCCCGGATTCCTTGCCGCAGATGCCTCCACGGCTGGTCAGGAACTTGGCCCCGCATTCATAGCAGCGTGCGATCATTTCTTCGACTCCTGCCAGATCTCACTGGCCATCTGTGTCGGTCTGACTGCATAGTTCAGACAGTCATGCTCGCTGTCGTATGAGAAATACATCGAAATGTTCCACTCGATGACCGATTCCTTGTGCAGATACCACTCGGTCATGTTCAGATGTTTGGTCTGAATGGCAATATATGTCAGTGACTGGTACTGCAGCCGAATGACTCTGACATAATCGGTAACGGCGATGACATGCCAGTTGCCCATGTCGGCGACATACGCCTTGGCTTCGTTCTGTGTCATGCGAATGCCTCCCCTGTGTAATCGGTCAGTTCTTCGCCATTGGTGCCGGCGATCAGGATGGTGCCCACCAGCCAGTAGTCATTGATCTCGATATTGAACGGCAGATCGAGCAGACGGCCTTCCTCGTTGCAGATGATGACGGCATCGTTCCCGATCGGAACCACTTCGATATAGCCTTCCACTTCCTTCTGCAGTGCTTCGAGAGTGTTTGGGATGTCGATATGTTCGAAATTCTGGCCGGGTTTCTTTCTGAGCACGATCATAAGATCCCCACCACCTTCGCAACGATGGACAGAACCAGCATGATCATGGAAGTCATGAACATCAGGAAGTTAATATTCAGGATGTCTTCCCTTGTGTATTCGTCACTGAGCTTCATATTCGGCCACCATCTGCCAGCGCAGTTCATCAGCATAAGTCCAGCCGAGAAAGACATCTTCATCGGCCTTGATATCGGTTCTCTCTTCCAGGAGATCTTCGTCCGAGAGACCAAAAGCATCGTATTTCCTTGAATACGGCAGGATGTACAGATCGAACCATTTCGTCAGCATGATGGTCTTGCAGCTGATAGCCGGTCTTTCATTCATTGGATGATAAAGTTTCATTTTTTCTTCTCCTCTTTCTTTGGTAAAATGAGGATGGCTGATCTAAGCCATCGAGCGCCTGTACTATTCCACCAGTGAGGCGCTTTTAATTTGTTTCAGCAGCATGTTGGGATTGATTTTCGCCACCTTGCACACGCTGGTGAACTGGACCAGATGCGGCTCTGTCCGGTAAATGCCCAGTTCTTCATCGTCCACGGCATCGGCCAGCAGATAGATCTTCTTGGCCTTCACCCAGGGACGCTTCAGCAGGATGGCAATGTCCGAAATATTCAGATACCCCTGCTGGAACACTTCTAAGCGTGTTTTCGCCATAACCCTCCTTTCTGTGCATTTTTGCACGCTAATCTTCAAAAAAAATCTTAGTTGCAGTGATAGGCTTCAGCTTCATGGCGTTGACGATCTTGGCAGCAATCTTGATGCCCGGCTCTCTGTCTCCGTTTAAAATTCTGACAATCGCACTTGGATCCACGCCGGACAGTTCCGCAAGTTGAAGCTTGTTTAAGCCCCTTTTGTCCATTTCGGCTTTGAGAAGCTCTCTGTTCATTCTTCCTCCTTTCTGTGCGATATTGCACATCGCTCGATTTCATTATAAAAGTTGTGTGCGTATTGTCAATATAAATATTGCGTTTTTGCACAATCGCAAATTATAATTTGATTGGGTGAGGTGATAGAAGATGAAAGTCTTAATCAATGGAGAAGAATACGAGCAGATCCGTCCAGGCGTTTATGTCCAATACAACAGCAAAGGCGAAGAACGTATCAGAGCATGGAACACCGGCGAGATTATCGCTGACAGAAGAAAGCAGCTGCGCATGACCCAGGATCAACTGGCCGATGCTGTCGGGCTGAACAGAAGTTCAATTTCAAGATATGAAAGCGCAACGACAAGAAAAATTCCGAACGATGTGATCCACGACATCGCCATCGCTCTGGATGCGACCGAAGACTACATAACCGGTAAAGTAGACGATCCGCACGCTGTCCGGCATCCCACATCAATGGAAATACAGCGTGAAGAAAGACTGATGATGTACTTCCGGAGACTCACTGACGACCAGAAGAACGCTGTCGAGAACATGGTCAAACTGATGGGCGGTGATTCAGATGCCGGCATATAAAGACGAGAAACGTGGCACATGGTACTGCAAGTACAGCACCAAGGACGCCGTAACCGGCAAACGAAAACAGGTCCTGAAGCGTGGTTTTGAAACGAAACGTGATGCTCAGAAGTGGGAAGCGCAGCAGCGGACCGGAAACACTGCCGCTTCCTCCGTCACGTTCCGGCAGTTGTCGGAAAAATACTTCGAATACAGTAACTCAAGACCGCACACGAGAGAGCACCAGACAGCGATGCTGGAGAACCACTTCCCATTCATGGACCATCGTGCCGATCGGATCAGCAAGACCATCGTCATGGAGTGGTATCTGGATCTGACGGCCAAGGATCTGCAGCCCAGCACGAAGAATCTGATTCTGAAGGTCGTGAAGGCCATCTTCAAGTATGGTCATGATTTCTATGACATGCCGAATCCGGCAGTCGGCCTGAAGCGTTTCAAGGAACCGAAAAAGGAAATGGTGACGTGGGACCCGGATGAGTTCCGCCGGGTCTCCGAGTGTGTGGAACTGGAAACGTATAGATTATTCTTCATGTTTCTGTACTGGACCGGATGCCGTAAAGGCGAAGCCCAGGGCCTGCAGTACACTGACTTCACTGATGACACGGTCTACATCCATCAGCAATGGACCCAGCGGCACAAGCTGGAACCGCTCAAGAACGATCCGTCCATCCGCCGGCTGAAACTGGCAGACACGCTGAGAGACGAAATAAGGCCCTTATTAGAGCGATGCGATCCGGGCCATCCATTTGTATTCGGCGGAGTAAAACCGCTCTCTGCGTCCACTATAAAGTGGCAATTCGACCATGCTACGCAGGCCGCCGGCGTTAAGACCATCACGGTGCACGATTTGAGGCATTCGTTCGCCACGAACATGATCAATAACGATGCCAACATTGTCGCCGTTTCCAAGTACCTGGGACATGCCAACATCAACACAACATTGAAGACTTATACCCATCTTCTGGCCCGGACAAACGACAAAATGATAGGTCTGATAGATACGATGATGAAATAATCGGTATCAAAAATGTATCACAGGCCACGCAGAGCCAGTATTTATCGGCATTCTCATACTACAACCGTTAATTTTGATTATCTTCAAAGTTTTGAAAAAGCCGTTAAAATGCGGCTTTTTTCTTTGTTCTTCTCCATAAATATCCGTGTTTTCACAGTTTTCGGTATCACACGGGTATCACGAAACTTGGTATCATGGTCTTAGTTGCTTACCCCCACCTCACTCTATTCTTCGAGCAACGGAAAAAGACAGGGCTACTCCTTTCACCTGTCTTTTTCTTTTTGGGAAATAAAAAAAGCCTGCCCCGCATTGGGACAGGCATATTTAATTGTTGCCATTCAGTAATAAGGGGAACTGAATTACTGGTGATGGCGTATGATCTCGTTCTGGTATTCGTCCCGGACTCTTCTCAACTCATCAACGTTGTCGTTGTCGATCATGTGGTTGATGATAGCGTTCATGCTCTTCATCATAAACTGATCCGTCTTCTTTCTTTCGTCCGCAGCTTCTTCCAGAACTCCAATCCTTTTTTCGTGATCATCAATCTTTTTGAACGGCTTCATGAGCCATGACAGGAATGTAGCCACCGCTGTAATTCCGCCGATGAGCCACAGTGTCTGAGCAAGACTGATAGTGACATCATTCTGCATCATCACCACCTCCCGCTCCCTCATGCTTTTCCTGTTTTTCCTTCTCGTACTCTTTGATGGACATGCCGATGCATCCTGCGATGAGCATACCGACCGCTCCGATCGTGATGCCGATTTCCTGCCCATAGGGAAGATTCCATACTGCTGCCACCATCAGCCAAAAGGTCTCGATGGAAGGAATCACATAGATCGAGATGAACTTCAGTGTGTCATATGTCTCATTACTCAGTTTCATTAGTCTTCCACCTCATATAAGCAAGCACAGGTTACCCAGTAACCAAGTTCTCTGCATAATGCACACCATCTGCCACCGATGATTTTCAGTCCGACAACATGCATAGTGCCTTTGTTGAAAGCGACTCTTGAGCCGACTCTGATCCACTGGTCATTTGCTCCATCAGATGCGTCAATTTCGTCAACATCACCCCAAGGAATCCAGCCACCTGCCCAGTTGTTGTAGAACAGACCTCTTGAATAGTCCATGCGTTCGACATAGAAACCATGTGATGTTACTTTGCTACCGATGGAAAGGATTTGGTCTGCTTCTTTCGGCTTCGGTGCTGGCTCCGGATTTTTGCCATAGAAAATGTCCGGTCTGAACACTCCAATGATTCCACCTACCGGAATCTGCTTTACTGTGGCATAGGGATATGGCTGATTCTGCCCAAGGAAGTACACTGCCGACTGCCCTTCATCATGGTCATAAATAGCGATGTGCGACAGAGGGCATTCCGGTGAATTACCCCAAACGCAAATATCACCTGCTTGCAGTTCTGCGTTAAGACCGATGTCGGTGCAGAAGTCGAGCAAGCCATTTGTTAAACGCTGTGTGGCGATGTCTTTAACGTAACCAGTGCGAGTGCAGGAGATTGTTCTGCCACCGATGTAAGGAAAATACACACCGCTCACCAAGTCCCAGCACTGGTATTTCTGATTCACAGGAAAACCGTCAACATCGACAGATTTCCCTAAGTAACGATTTTTAAACTCTAAATATGATGTCATAGTTATCTCCTTCTATGCACTAAAAAAGCCACCGAAGTGGCTGATAATTACAACGCTGTCAGAGTGCATCCGACTGTGGTGACTTGAATTCGCCATGAGTTTGTACCGTTCTTTGTGCAGTACAAATAACACCTCAATCGGTTGATGTTTGATTCACCGTCAAAATAATACTGTGTGGCTGCGTTGGCGGCGATTTGGTGGTCACTGGATGACGAAACTCT